ATAAAGATGATAGGAAACTATCTTCCATATACTTTTCTTACCTTCGACAATCTTATCGAGTGGATGGATGGAAAATGTTATACATCAGGAGTTCATGATGATTTGGTCATCTCTTGTGGAGGATCTACTCCTTGCATAACAGGAAACCCAATATCGTCTCAAGTTTCTTTTGTGGAAGCTCCTGGACCATCTTGCACCACAGCAGATCTCCCGAATGATTACCCGTTCGAGTACTGGGATACACTTCCCCACCCCAACAAGACAGTCACCCAAGCAATTGGAGGAATATTCTTGAATCAATTGGATGATTTCTATGGTCCAACCGACACAGGAGACGGACAGGGGCCGAATGGTTGGTCTGAATGGAATTTTTCCGATTTTAACCTAGGAACGACAGCACAACAAGAACAATGGTTGGAGGATTTACTAAATAGTGAAGAAGATAAAGGTTTTGCTGGTTTAAGAATAACTTTAGAAACAGAATTTAGAAAAATACCAATTTATGCTTTCATAAATGATGTAAATTGCACTTATGATTGTAGATACACCAACAACTGCGTTGAAGTAGACCAAAACAATAGGGGTAGAAGAATTAAAGTAGATCCTACAGAATATACAATCCAAAAAGATGTATCCATGAAAACCACCAAAACAGATCCTCTTTTACCTTCAGAATTCATTTGAATAGGACAGAATTAAGATGGCAAATTGCATAACACCCACACAATTACTCAAAAAAGAAATAACAAATTCTTTTTTCGATTATTTTGTAGAAGAAGTTGAAAACAGTTGGTTTGTGGGAATAGGAAATCCAATTCCTTGGGCATTTCAAAAAGAAAATGAAATTTTAAATTCTCCAAACATTTTCTTTGGAAATTATGTCACAAATCTGGAATTCGAAGATGGTGAAGTTCCTTCCAGTAGAGACACCGACGCAGACAAATATAATTTTTATCGAACATGCACTGCCATGAAGAGAATAACTTCCGAAGACATATCTTTCGTAATCCCAAAAAATCCGTGGAAATTGAATACGGTATATCAACCTTATCGTCATGACGAAGAAATGTTCTTGGAAAATAAGAAATTCTACATTTTCAACCCAGAAAACAGATGTGTATACAAATGTATAGAAAACATTTCATTTGGAGCTTCCGCTGGTTCGGGAATAACCGAAGGGGGATCTCAATATGCTCCTTTCTCTGAAACTACAGAAATAATAGATACACAAGATGGTTACAAATGGAAGTTAATATATAAACTAAGTGCAGCTGACGAGATAAAATTTTCCGTGAATGGAAGAGAAGATGTAGACAGTTTCATTCCAGTCAAATACATAGATTATGACCCCGATACAAATGATGATGCTGGAAATTTGCAGAAACAAGTTCAAGATGCAGCGGTAAATGGATCACTCAGTTCAATATACGTCAATCCACTTTATACCAATGTGTATAAATATGACGAAAAATATGCTGTTGTTGGAGGTAGTTCAGCACTGTATTTGGACAGTGACGTAGCAGTTGGAGCTTCTTCAGTTTTAGTGACTTATTTTGGAATAGACAATACTGAAGTCAATAGTTTGAGAGACATGCTTTTTTATGTTGTTTCTGGTCCGGGAGCAGGACAAGCAAGACCGATCAAGGAAAGTGAATACACTGTATCGGGAGGAAATAAGTATTTTACTCTAAAAATAGATGAACTTGACATAGGGTTATCTGGATTTATCGAAGGTGAAGAAGTCAGTAGGATAAACATCCTACCTCAAATAAAGATTTTCGGCGATGGAACAGTAAACAACCCAACAAATGCAAATTATTCTGATTTGACAACAGCTTTGGGCATACCCAAATTTGATTCAGATGGTCTATTGAAAGGTATTGATTTACTTGACATAGGAAAAGATTATAGTTTTGCTTCAGTAACAATTCCCAAAGGAATAACCACAACAAATACAGCATTTCCAACGGTCCCAGAAGATTATCTGAGAGTTAGTCTATCTCCGGCTGGAGGACATGGAAGTAACGCAATTTCAGAACTTGGAACTTCAAATATATTATTGAAAACAAGATTCACCGGAACGGAAAACGGAGTTCTGAATGCTTCGAATGATTTCAGGCAAATCGGGATTGTAAGAAATCCAGAATTGACGAGAAGTAAAGTCAAAATAAGAACTGTGGGTAATCAGGGTAGTTTGGTTGCTACTGGAGATTCTGCTACTTTGGAAGGAACTGGAGTTACAGCATATGGCATAGTGGCAAATATTACATCGTTCACACCAAACCAAGGTTATGAATTTTTAATAGAAGGTTTGTCGGGAGATAGGGGCAACTATACCGAAATAACAACCGATAGTTCTAGTGGAACATTGGATATAGATCCATACGATGGAATAAATTTCATTGATGTAGCAGGAAGAGAAAATATTATAAGTAGAAATATAATCGCTACAACGGCAATTCCATTTGAAATAAATCCCCGAGATTTTGCTGTAGGATACGGCAATAAAGAACTAGGAATAAGTCCATCTCTTGCTACAGGTGTGGTTGCAAAGGTGGACAACATAAACACAAACCAAATAACCATAGAAAATATAAGTGGTTCATACAAAGAAAATGAAATAATAAGAACTTTCACTCGCGGCGGAACTAGCTCAGGGAATATAGAGATAAGTGAAATATACGATTATGCTACTAATGTATTTGATAGTGTTTATCGCATGACAACCAAATTATACTTGACATCACAAGAAAATCAGTTGTTGACCGTGGGAACCTTTGTCCCAGACAGAATTGTCTATGGATTTGAGGACACTTCAATTGCAACACCAGTTTCCAATAGTCCATTCAAATCAAACGCATTTGTTTTCGATTGGAGCATTAGTACAGTTCCAACATTCACAACGGGAGTTACCAATGATGGAATGCTGGAGGTTGTTGGTGCTAGATCCAATTCTTTTGAGGTGGGAGACTATATTCTCTATTATAAAAATAATGTTCCATGCTATGCCACTATAAATAGAATAGTTGAACCTGATGTCAAATATGGAACGGGTGAAGTCGTCTATGTTCAAAATTTCAGTGGTATAGAAAGATATTCAAACAACGAAGAAGAAATAAACCTCATCATCGGTTTATAGGAGTAAAGTAATATGCCTGCATATGATCCGAACTTTTTTAACATAGATCCTTACTATGACGATTATAGTGAGGGTAAAAAATTTCTGAAAATGCTTTTCAGGCCTGGAGTTGCTCTACAAGCAAGAGAGTTATCCCAGATTCAGTCAATTCTTCAGAATCAAATAGAAAGATTTGGAAACTTTGTTCTCGATGATGGCAGCATGGTTTTTGGCGGGCAAATCACTGAAATACCAACAGAAGTAGCATACATTGATTCTCTTTCGGGTGGAAACGAAATTGTCGTTGGTGAATTGGAAGACAAAGTAGTTTCAATAGAAAACGATGGAACAACATCATATGCCAAAATACTTTATGGAATGAAAAGTCATGTAGATGATTCTGACGTAATTTATTTTCAATATCTGTCTGGAAAAGGAGTTACCAATTCTGGACAAATAGTAGGAGCAGATCAAGGAGTCACTTTTACAGCAAGTATAACTTCAGATGTCACAAACGGATTGGTGATTCTTGCAGATAGTGGAATAAGATATAGTAATGGATATTTTGTTTCACATGATGCACAAAGAATAGGTGTTTATGAAGAAGACAATGGAGCTTTGGATTTTTCAACTCCCGACAGCAGCGTCGGTTTTAATGTCAAAAAATCCATAGTTACTTCAGAACAAGATACGACTTTGAGAGATCCTGCTTCTGGATTTTACAATTTCAATGCTCCTGGCTCGGATAGATTCAAAATAGACTTGGAAATAGCACAGAGATCACTTACTGCTTCTGTCGATACAGCGGCAGTTGATATATTCTCTAGAACCGACTTTATCGAGTTTATTCGAATTGTAGATGGCACAGTGGTAAAGAAGGAAAAATATGCGGATTTGGGAGAGATAGAAGAAACATTCGCAAGAAGAACATATGATGAATCTGGACACTACGTCGTAGACCCATTCGAATTGACTGTCATTCCTGGGCCCTCTGATACGGAATTGACATCAAAATTGGATAGTGGAAAAGCGTATGTGTTTGGATATGAATTTGAAACCATAGGATCCACAAAAATACACCACGACAGAGCAAGAGGAGCTGATCACGAAGTATCTGTTGACGATGTTCAATATGGCTATTCTCTAGGACCATACTTTCTCGCTAAATTTACTGGAATAGCAGATGGTGCGAGTGGTATAGGACCAAACAAAAAAATTCTTTTTGATTCATATTCTGGCTATGACGTTGATCCTACATATGGAACTGTGGATGGTGTTCGTTTCAATCTTACCCCAACAGCAACCACAAAGGATTTCATTCCTGGCCTCACTTTGTATTTTGCAGACAATACTCTTGATCTAACTGGTGGAGATTATCCAGGAGCTTCAGCAGCAATTCAAGCTGTCATAACAAGAGTAATACCAGTATCTTCGATTGGTGCTACCGATTCTTCAAACCATTACACTGAAGATGGATATGCTATATTGGATTCTATTGAAATAGGAGCTCCTTTCATAACAGGAAACAATTGGGTCGGTGGTGTCACATCATCATTTGAAACCACTAGTCCATTCTATGTCGCTGCTGGAGCATCTTTCGAAGCTGGATTTGATTTGACATTCACAGGATCGAATGTGTCATTCTTTGCCACTCTTAATGAAGCTCAGTTCACTGGTGGAAATATTAATACGGAAATAGGTTCAGCAAGAATTCGAAACATTCAAAAATTCAGTGGTTCATTCTTCAAAGTTTTCTTGGATGATGTGAGTTTCAATGCCGGAAAGACATTCTCCATGACAAAGAGATTCTTTGCGGAAGGAAACACAGGAGATCCTGCATTCTATCCAGCAGAGTTACCAACGAGTCTATACAACGTGGAAAACACTTCATTGGTATTTGAAACTCCTATCGCCGATGTGGTAAAAAGTATAGACGATTTCGATTACATGGTTGACATAACACTTGAAGATGTACAATTAAGTGGCGGTGGTGTCACAATGGACTTTGGTGGTTCTCCATATGAGATAACAGGGTTGGTTCAAATAGGACCAAATATAAGTTCTTCTGATGCTTTTTATGATATTGATTCATCAAGAATAGTTTCAGTATTCTCAGAAGACGGTAAGATAGATTGTGAAATAAGAATAAATGGAGGAACAAATCCAAAGGTTTTGACTATTCAAAATGCTAAACTCGATGGTGTCGTTTATAGCGGAAAAGTCACCGTAGTAGTAGCGTGTCAAGTAGAACTTTCAGGATCTTTCAGAAGTAAATCTTCTGCGTCAGCGACAATTGATTTGGATTTCACTGGACCCGATGATGATGGGTATTACTATTCGTATTTCCTAAGTGGCCAAAACAATTTAACCGATGTATACGCAATCAATTCTGTCACACCAGCTTTGACTGGAAACATACTCGACACTGGACAAAAGAACACATATTACGATTGGTCGAGAATAAAGATAGCATCTGAACCAACAGAATCTTCCTATCAAGCTAACATATCATATTTCACTCACTCGGATAATGGTCCATTTGTCGGGGGAACTGGCCCAAATAAATCATATCCAGATTATGAAAACATTCCTGTTTTTGAAAGTCCTGATGGACAAACCATTTCCCTCAGAAATTCATTGGACTTTAGAGCTGTTCGCTCCGGAAGCGGTGATTCATTCACTCTTACTGGACCATATGAATTTCCAACATATGTCTATGATGGATATGAACAATCTGTGGACTTCACATATTATTTACCGAGAGTGGATAAGATTGTTCTGACGAAAGACAAGACTTTCCAAATTCTAAAGGGAACTCCAAACGAAGAGCCAATAGCACCATCGGATGATACAAATGCTATGACTCTCTACAGCGTTAGGTTCAATCCCTACACATTTGACGAAAATGACGTAAGTGTTCTTCAAGAAGACAATAGAAGATTCACAATGCGAGATATCGGAGGTCTTGAAAGAAGAATAGAAAACTTGGAATACTATAGCACATTGTCTTCATTGGAACAGGATGCTAAAGCTAACCCAATATACGACGAATTGGGACTGGAGATTCCAAAGAAAGCAATATTGGTGGATCAGTTTACAGGAACAGAATCTGCCGATGTTTCAAACCAAGACTTTTATTGCTCCATTGACAGAAAAACGAAGGAACTGAAACCTCCAGTCGAATATAGAGAAGTTGGGTTTGTCGCGGATTCGGATGTGACGTTGGATGCTGGTTTGACAAACAACAATGGAATAGTGACCTTCGATTTCACCGAAGAAAACTTCATCTCAAATGAAAGAAACAATAGTTTCAGATATATCAATGCAAATGCTATTGTTGACTTTGTTGGTACAGTCAAGATGACACCACACTGCGATCCTTGGTTCTCCACAAACAAGAAGCCTTTGTTGAAGACGAATTCAGAAGGAGAAAACGATTCTTGGTTGTTGGGCAAACCTTCGTTCGATATGAATTCTGATTTTGAGGAAAGAGGATGGTTTGGAACAGAACCGTCGTCAAAGACAATAGAGAAAAAGAATACCATACTCAAGAAAGACAAGAAAGAAAAGTCTTCGCCATTAGGTAAAATAAAATCACAAACTCTTCCTCAGTCGAATATATCTTCTTCTTCAGAAAGAAAGGTAGACACCTCGATAGTGTCTTATTGTCGTGAGAAGACCGTCAATCTTGAAGTGAAGGGATTGAAACCAGATAAACTACATTACCTATATTTCGAAGATGAACTTTTGACTCCAAACGGAGTGACCGCTTCGGATAAAGGAGAAGTTGTTTTCAATGCAACGATTGCTGGAGATACATATCCAGTAGGAAAGAAATTATTCAGAGTATTGGACAACGACACAAACAGTCTGTCAACAGCAACAAGTTCAGCAGACGCAATATTCGTTGTATCGGGTTCAACAAAAGATTCCGAGTCCACTAGATTCACAAGGGGATTGGTAACTAAAAGAGAATCTTCGAACTCGGAAAACATAACAACCAATTCACTCACTAGAGAATTCCAAAGAAAGACACAAAAGTCGAGTAGACTCAAAGACAACATCAGTCAGCTGTTTACTGTCAACAAAGACAAGTATTCATCGGGAGTATATGTCAGTAGTGTAGATATCAAATTCCATGCTTGGCCATCTGCTTCGGGAGATTTTGAAAGAAAACTACCAATCAAAGTTTCAATCAAACCAGTGGTAAATGGTTATCCAGCTCCATCAAAAATCATAACCGAAACAATCATATATGATGTGGAGAGCAATAATACAGATGGTCTTGTAAACTTCAAATTCGACCATCCGGTGTATTTGGAACCAGCTACATACGCATTGGAACTGGATACAAATTCTTCAAATATTGCTGTGAAAACCTATGTTCTACCTTCGGGAAATCCAAATTCATCTTCGTCAGAGAGAGAAAATGTTCTTGATGTAAACATAGGTTCTCTGATTCTACCTAAAAACATAGGAAAGACAGAAAAACTCAACAACGAAGCTCTTTGTTTCAACATCAAGAAATGTGAGTTCCAAACTTCTGGAAATCCAACTATCACATACGACAATTTCACATTCTCCGATGAAAGTGAAATGAATTCTCATCTTGAAGGATCGTTCTTGGATTCCAGATATGTTAGTGTTGAAATAGGAAGTAACACTATCTCAACTAGATCTTCCTCCAAATTGCCAAAAGATACTGTAAAAAATGGAAGTGGTGATAAAATAAAAACAAAACTTCTTCGAGTATCCGCAGACATTTCTCCAGCTTTGGATCTATATGCTTCAAACTTTGCTCTTAAGAAATATAAGACAAGTCAGAGTAAATTGAAAGAAACTCTACCAAAGAACATAGAAGATGATTCGATTGAAGTTGATGGAAAATATAGAAATGTCACAAGTTCTAGGTACATAACCAAGACCGTAAAAACACTGGAAAGTGCTACGAATGTGAGTGTTCAGTTCGAGAGAAGACAGCCACCAGGAACACAAATTCTAATATATCTCAAGAAAGCAGAAGCAAATTCCATTACTCCATTCGATGACATTCCATACATAGAATTGAAAAAAGTGAGTAAGGATCCATCCACAACCACGAACAAAGAATTCATAAAGACCGAATATAGACATGAAACCAAGTTGGAAGAGTTTTCCACGTTTGCCGTGAAAGTGGTATTCATAAAGAATTCGACATCCAACGAATATCCAAGTATCAAGAATCTCAAGGTGGTCGCAATATGAAACTAACACCAATCAAAGATGAAGACAATCTGTTTCGAGACACATCCTCAAATGCCATTCTATTCAAAAATGATAATAGCAATGGAACGGAAAGAAGAAACGAAGTATTCCGCAACGCAATACAGGATATAAATAATCTTAAAGAAGAAGTCTCTGAAATAAAACAATCACTCAACAAGATTGTTGAACTTCTAACAAAGGGAAATAGTTAATGGGTTGTCTAAACATAACGCCTCTTGTTCTTTCCGATACCTTCAACACTTGGTTCGAAAGAACCAACGAATTGATAACAGGTATCAATAGTTTTTACATAAGAGGTCTGAGTGCTTCAAATAGAAGTGGGACAGACATTGAAGCTTTTGTCATTCAAGAAGATCAAGACTGTTTCTATACCATAGACTTAAAAACTGGTCCCTTCTTGGGATTCATAACAAGTAGTGAGAGTGGGTATGATTCTGCTATTCACGGAACAGGCGATTATGTCAATCCATACAACTTGGTTTTGAAGTTCGATGGTTCCGAACCGACAATAGACAAAGACTTGGTGGCTACGGGTGATTATCTTTTAGTAAGTGATACTGACGACAATTCTTTAGTAAAGAAAACCACCGCAGATGCCTTTCTAACTCGTTTAAACAGTGGAAGTAAGATATCTGTGAATTATGAAGATAATGGTAGTTGGACAATTGATTTTGTTCCTTTGTTTTTTACTCCAACAATATCCACAGACATACCAAACTATACAGAGATAGGAAAAGAATACACCACTGTATCCTTTACCATTGATCACAGTCAACCTTCAGACATTTATTCGGTTGCTCCTGCTTTCACTCAAATACTTCCATTAGACATCACCACCGAAACTAACATATCTAGCAATCTACATAATATAACATTGGGTGGAACAGGAACTACATCTGTCAGCAGTGCTCAATTTCCACTTGTAGACGATGTTGATTGGTTTAGTATTAACAGAACACAATTGGTTTTCCAAGCAAGTATAACTTCAGATTCTCAGTCTATTGGTGGATTCAACTTTATTCCTGAAAATGTTGTCACAAATGTTACAAGAAGATTTGCATGGAGATTCTTCGGGTTTTCCAACACAACGGAATTCGATCAAGCGGGAGTTCAGAGTTACCTTAATGGCAGTCCAAATTTAAACATGACAATATCAGCATTCAGTAGAAATGATGGAAATGCAGGATCATCCAGACTAGTTCACAACCCAAATACCAGAAGAACTTTAACTTGGCCCAGCCAAGGCTATCATTATTTTCTTCATACATGCAGTCCAACATATACGGGAAGTAACTCGGATGATTTTGGGTTCAACGCATTGTGGTATGATTTACTGGGAGCTCCTTCTGTGGATTGGGCAACAGAAATAGGAATAGTGACCTATGATCCAGGCGATGGCGGTGGGGATAGAGAATATAGAGTATATAGAAGTGGAAATCTTTTGGTTGCTGGAACACAAATAGATGTAGGGAACGACGATTAATTAGGAATAAACCAAAATGGCAATAATTGATAATCAAGAGGGAGTTTTCATATCGAATGTCATAAATTCAAAATATGACATAGATAATCCCGAATATAACACCTTTCCGACCCACTACGACCAAAATGGTTATGGTGGTTTTATGGCTATTGATTCCTCAATATCACAACTTAATAGTATATCAAGTTTGACAGGAAAATATGAAAAGATCATTCCTCTACAAAGAAGAAAATTGGGAATGATGATATATGATGTCAACCCAGCACAAGAAACATTTTATCAATGCACCGACGTAACTGCTTGTTCTTGGGAAGAAGTGGATTTTCGTTTCCGTTATTTTTATGGACCAACAGCTCCAACAGTAACAGATCTTCAAGTTGGTGAAAAATGGTTCGATACAATTGTCGGTTCTGAATATACATATCTCCCGATAGCTGAAGGATCTTCGGAAAAGGCTTGGGTGGACATAGATCACATTGGAGAAGGAGAAACATTTTCTGGTTATCTCACACTTGCTTTGGCAAATACCTATTATGTGAATGTAGGTGGTGACGAAATAACAGGATCTCTAACCGCAGATAAGATCTTCAGAGGCTCTACCGACGAAGAATTTGCAGACGATGAGTTGGTTACGAAATCCTTTGTTGAGGATAATTTTTCTCAATCCAAGGGGGGAATCTTTTCAGGGCCTTTGACCGGAACAAGTGCTTTATTTACACAATCCGTCACAGCAGATAAATTTTATGCTACAAGTTCTTCAATTTCTGATCCAGAACAATTAGCAACAAAACGATATGTTGACAACTCTACAATATCGGGCATTGATTTTCACAAAGACACAGAAGGAACTCCATTCGCGACGAATGTTGATGCTATTTCGATATCAGGTGGATCAAACATAACCGTTGAATTTGATCAATCCACAAATCCAAACAGGTATGTAATATCATCTGATATTCCCCGAACACAAAATAAGAATGGGGCTCATGCTTACTACAATTTTATGAAAATAAGTGGTTCAACTGCTGATTATAATTTTAATATTTTTGGACCAGTAAATGGGGTTGAAGATAGCTGGTACGGAGAAGCAGATTTTGACTCTACGGCTACAGCCTATTCGCTGAATAGTGGTAGTGACGGTGATACAATCACTCGTTATGAAAAACGAGTCTTCGTAGAAAGTGTTGGATTCAATAAACCTTGGAGAGTATTGGTCAAGAGAAGTTTCTATAGAGCAGACAATGGGAGTGGTAGCTCCAATTTCATACCTCCCTTGAAATATACCCAAAGTGCGTTGGCAAGCAACGCAAATCATGTAAATGATTTTTTTGTAGAAACTGATGAAGATCTCACCATAGAAGCTCAATCATTCAAATACGCGAGAAGTACTACTCCAGGTGGAAATGGAGCTACTGGTTCAATTGATTGGTTCAATGATGGAATAACTTATGGATTGGGAACAGCAAATGCTCATCCAGGCTCATCAAGCACTTTAACTAAAGTTGCAAAAATTGCAACACATACAGTTGGAGCTTTTGATGT